GAGTTCAAGGTCCCACGCCGCCGAGTTGGGCAGCTTGGCGCAATCCGCGGCGGTGAGCACCGCATCGATGATGTTGGGCAGCGTCACCGTGCACGCGAGTGAACAGATCAGCACACCACCCGGCCGGTCGCAGATCTGGCTGGCCACGGTCACGCCCGTGAGGTCCGTGGGCTGGGTCTGCGCCACGTCGTTGTACAGGCTGAACTGCCAGTGATAGCTGTCACCCTTGTAGAGCTGCAGCGGGTAGGAGCCAGGGTTCATGCTTTCATCGCCGCGCTGTCCAGCCGATCGAGGCGCATGGCGAGCTGCTGCACCGCGCCCACCAGGGCGGCGACCATCACGTTCAGATCCATGCTCTTGGTCAGCTCGCCGCCCACCGAGGCGGGAAATACCCGCTCCTGCTCCTGGGCCACGAACCCCAGTGGGATCAAAGGCGCGTTCTCGACATCTTTGAAGCGGAACTGAAACAAGGGTGTCCGGCGGATCACCGCCAGGCAGTCCAGTTCCGTGGGCGCGATATCCTGCTTGAGCCGCGCGTCGCTCGCGGTGGCCAGCACGATATCGGTCGCACTGTCGATCCGGCAGATGACGGACCCGTTATACCAGAACTGGAACCCGTGATTGCCGCCGCTCGCCGCGTAATACCAGCCGACCGAACCGACCTCGCCATACGAGCCGATGCCCAGCGTGCCGCTAACATTGCCGTTATTAGTGAAATTGAACGGCCCATCAACACCCAACGATCCGGTGACGTGACCACCCGATAAGGGCAGGTAGTTATTGAGGTTGTTGGTCACCCAGGAGGTGAACGCGAGGTCGCCCTGATAGCCGCCGTCCACGTAAACGTTGACGGCACCGTTCCAACCGAAACCATAGGTGTGCCCGGTGAAGTTGTTGTAGGCGATGCCGTTGCCCGATACGGCGATGCCGTTGGTCACGCCCAGATGGCCACCGCTATCGAGCGACATCAACAGCCCACCAGGACCGTTCCAGGTGCGCATGCCGGTCTGGCCGTTCCACGCGTCATACCAGTTCGTGCGGTAGGACTGGAACTTACTGCCGTTGGCGTCGACCGCGAATGACCACTCCCAGCCGCCGAACGCATTGGCGTAGAACGCATTGGTCGCGTAGAGATTGCGTCCGGACTGGATATCACCGTTCGCGTTGGTCGAAACCGTACCGGTCAGCGTGCCACCGCTTAAGGGCAGGAACCGGTCCACGTATTGCTTGGTGGCGGCGACCAGCGCGTTGGTCGGATCGCCACTCAGAGTTAAGGGTCCGGTCATCGTGCCGCCCGATCGGGGCAGCGCCGCCTGGGCGATGGTCAGCGCGTTGCTCGCGTTGGAGCCGATGCCGTCGGCGTATTGTTTAGTTACCGCATCGAGATTACCGGACGGGTTGAGCGCGAGCGTGAGCAGCCCGGTCATGGTGCCGCCCGAGAGCGGCAGGAACGGCCCCGAGGCCGGCGTGATAGCGTCCACGTAAGCTTTCGTCGCGGCTTCGAGCGCCTGCGTCGGCGCGGCGTGCAGCAACAAGGGTCCCGTCATGGTGCCGCCCGACAGCGACAGAAAGGGTCCGCCCGTGAGGCGCGCGTCGTCGAAGTCGACTTTGTTCGACCACCACATGGACCATTCCGGTGCTGGTGGCACGTAACCCGGCTGCCAGTTCGGCGTGCGCTCAGGACCCAGCGGATAGGTGCCGCTCATGCTTGCAGCTCCATCATGATTGGACGGTTAGTAATTGGGATTTAAATTTATTCATGAGCGTGACCGCACGGCTGTCGTCGCTGAACGTGTCCTCGCGCAGCTCGGAGCGACCGACCACGTAGTACACCACCGCGTTGTACGTGCTATAATCGATGGGAAACAGCGTGTTCATATTAGTTGCCGCTGTGTAATAAGGTAGCGGCACGCGCAGCGAGCGCCGACCGAACACCCGGATGAAGATATCCGGACGCGTATTACGGATCTCGGCGACCGCGCCGTTGATCGCCTCGAACAGTTCGTCATCGGTGTAGCGCAACGAGCCGCCCGACGTGCCGATCTTGTCATTCAAGAGCGTGCGCGCCTCGTCCACGAGACTGCCGAAGGTGCGCATAGGACCGACCAGCGCCGGCAGCATCCAGCCCGGATCGCCCCAGTCGCCGTTGCGCGGGCTTATGCTTCGCACGCTACTTCTTGCCACGCGCTTTACCCTTCCGGAACGTCACCTTCCCGCCTTTCTTCATCTCATTGAGCGAGCGGCTGCGCGCCGGCGCGTTCTGGAATGCCTCCATCGCCTCGTTGGCGCGCCCCGAGGCCGTCCCGGTGGGCCGCAGCGGCACGCCCAAGGATCGCGCGCTGCGCGGCATTACTTGCGCCGGCCCTTCTTGCTGCCGACGCGACCGCCCTTACGGAACGTCGGTGCGCCGCCGCCACCGGCATCGGGTGCCGCCGGCGCGCCGCCCATACCCATGCCCGCGCCGCCGGGTGCCATACCGCCGGTCGGCGCGATCGGTGGCATCGTCATCGCCGGGCCACCGCCACGGCCACTCAAGCCCTTGGACGACGCGGCCTTCTTCGGTGTGGGCGAGCCGCGCATGCTGCGCATGCCCTTGGTCTTCATCGCGGGAGGCATTGCCATGCTCATTAATCCTTGTTGTTGCCGCGCAGCACGAGCAACACGCGACCGTCGATGAACGCCCGCAGGTCGCGCGCCAGCCGAGGCGCCTGGCCGGCCTCGAACAGGATGTTCAGCTCGGCGCGCAGTCCTTCATCGTGCTCGATCTTGTCTTCCAACTCATCGAGTGTGCTGGTCAGCAGCCAGTCCACCTCGCTCACCGAGTGCATCAGCTACGTCTCCCTTTAGCGACCGCGCCCACCTTGCCGCCCTTGGCTTTCATGGTGACGTCGCGGCCCTTCATATTGGCCGACCAGGGACGCGACGATGCACTCGCAGCACCGGGTCCGGTGTCCTTCACGACACCCACCGGGCCGCCATGCTGATATTTCCTGATGGGTTTCTTCACGAGACCCCCCTTTCGATGTTCGGCGGTGACACGGGGCGGTTGAGGTCCGGTGGTAATGGCGTCGTCGATGTCCATACCGGATCGTGGTTTAACCGCCATCTTGGGATCCACCATTGGATCCTCGCCGTAAGGGTTGGAAGATCGGGGAAGCCGGTCAATCCAGTTCTCACTAGGACGCTTGGCGGTTGGCACCAGGCCACCTGTAGCCCGCTTGATGGTTCGTGCATGTTTCACCGCTTGTCTGTCTGGCGTTTCGGTATATAAATAAAGTCATGCCCAAGATGCTGCCCGCCAAAGCATACCTTCGTGAGCGTTTTGCCTACGATCCTCAAACCGGAATACTCACCTGGAAGAACCACCCCGATATCAAAACCGGACGACGTAATTGGCTGATCGGAAGACCCGTCGGATGCAAATCGACAGGCAGATGGAACGGACTGCAAACCATCCTCAACAACACCCACTATCTGGTGCACCGTATTATCTGGAAATGGATGACTGGCGCCGAACCGCCCGAAATTGATCACATCGACCGCGATCCGACCAACAATCGCTGGGATAACCTCCGCGCAGCCACACGGAAAACCAACGCCAACAACAGAATGGGGCACGGCGTCCACCCATCCAGCATTAAAGGCAAACCTGCTTATCGGGCTCGTATAGCAATCGCAGGGAAGAACGTGCATCTGGGCACATTCCCCACCATCAAACAGGCCCGTGCAGCCTACATCAGTGCCAAGAAAACCTTGCACGGTGTTCATTTGCCCTGACTTTTCATTCTATTCGGTAAACGCCCCTTGTTGACGGTGTCCAGCGCCTTCTTGCCCAGCTTTTTGACAGCGCTCTTGCGCACCACGTATTCGCCCTTCTGGGCGGCGATGATGCCGTCCTCCTTGCCGATCTTAGGACCATAGGTCTTCCTGATCGGCCCGCCCTTACGCTGACCCGTGTCCAGCGAACCGGAATAATTGCCGGTATACTCGGTCGGCGTGGTGCCATTGCCGCCGCTCTTCTTGGTGGCGTCAGCAACGTCCGAGAGACCCTGGCCCAGGTTCTTCAGATCCTTGCCGTAATCATGCGACGTGCTGGAAGCTCTCGGCGTGTAGACCGACGGCGTGTTCACCGGCGTGATCGGCGGGATCGACGTATCGATGCGGCCACCCACGTCATAGCGCCGTAGCGGTTTGTGCACAGGTTTCTTATAAATCGGGCGTTTCATCGACGCTTACCCTTCGCCATCGGTTTTGCCGGCGATTTTGCCGGTAACTTCTTGACGACACGTTTGACCGGACCGCCTTTGCGCAGGAACGCCAATGCAACCAAGGGCGCCACCGCGGACGCCACGCTGGCGACGTCACTCACCGCGCTGCTGGCCCCGCTGCTACCGCCTCCACCACTGCCGCTGCCCTGGTAGATCTCCGCCGGCTGCACCGGCGTCTCGCTCGGCGTCGAGGTGTCCGCCGGTTTCACTACATCGCCGCCTTCGGCGTAGCGGCGGACCCGGCGCACGGGTTTCTTATAAATCGGGCGTTTCATCGGCGCTTTCCCTTGCTGCCAACTTTGCCGCCTTTGCGGAAATACGGGTTGCCGCCGGAACTCGTGCTGGCGTAGGGCGAACTCTTGGATCCGCCCAGAGAACCAGACATGTTGGCCAGCATGCCGTAATAGGAGTTGGGCGAAGCGGAAGAGGTAGTAGTCGCGCCGGAACTGCTTCCCGAGGACACGCTGCCGCCGTCGTCAAACTTCCTGATCCCACGCGTGGGCTGCTTATTGAGGCGCTTCTGGCCGGCGGCGTCCTCACGTTTGTCGCGTGCGGACTTCTCATAGTCCCGTCGGGTAAGACCAGAGGCGCGGGCACCTCTGGCATCCTCCTTTTTGTCCGCTTTGGAGCCTTCGTAACGCTTAGCCATGCCCGCGTTACTCCCGTAGTTACAAACGCATTTACCCCGCGACGGCGTAAAGCTCGACCAAGGCGATGCCCTGCAGCACCTTGAAGCCGAACACCTGCAGGCCGCGCATCAAGGTCGAGAACGAGCGCTCGGAGCGGATCGTCTCCATCTTGGTCACCTGGCTGGCGAAGCTCGGCGCCGTCGGGTGCCCGGCGAAGATGCGGAACGCCGTCGCACTCCCTTCGGTCGCCGTCGGCAGCAGATTGCTTGAATACAGCGTGAACCGGTCGATCTGCCCCAGCCGGCCGTTGCGGGACATACTGATCCCGTCGCCCGAGATACTGGCGTTGCGCAGATCGGACTTCTTGATGCGCGCCGCCAGCCAGGGCGGGATCACCAGCCACCGTCCGGTTTCCGGAATATTCTGTTCGTCGAGGCAGGTGCCCATGTCGACGATGGCGTCGACGATGTTCAGCGGCGTCGCCGCGAAGGGTGCCCCCGTGGCTCCCAGCTGGATGTTCTGCGAGATCTTGCCCGCGGCATTGCCCTTGTTGGCGGCATCCACGCCGGCGTCGAGCAGGCCCAGGCAGAACGTATCGATGGTGATCTTCATCTGCTCGGACGCATCATCGGCCCACATGCTGAGCATGTTGATATCCGACTGCACCTCCATCACGTCGTCCAGCGCCTCGTTGAAGTAATACGCATTGTCGATGGTGAAATCGACGATGTTGGACGCCGGACGCTCGATCAGCAGATCCTGGTTGATCTGATAGGGCCGGATGGTGATGGTCGGCTTGGTGCGGATGTGCACCACGTCGCCCTGGTTCTTGATCTCGCCCTCGTAGTCGGTGTTGGCGATGCCCGAAAGCACGGTCGCGGCGTAGAACTTCTCTAGAAGCTTGCCTGACCAGATCTCCGGGATGAACGTACCATGATAAGCCGGACTGGGATTTGCTCCAGCCCACGGGGTTGCTGCAACGGGGACAGCCATGTGTCCTCACTCCTGCGAAGGAAGTGGTGATCAGCCACGGATGCGACCCTCCAGCGGTGCCTGCGTGAGATCGTGTTCGATCGCCGCCACTTCGGCGTCGCGACCGTTCCAGAGACCCCTGCGCTTCTGGTCGTAGAAGGCCGTGATCTCCGCCCCCGTCCAGATCCGTTTATTACCCGGAGCGCTGGATGCCGGCTGCGTCGGGCTGACAGGCCCGCGCCCCGGAACCGCCAGCATCTCAAGGGGCGTCGCTGCCGCCGGACCAACGGGCATGGCCCCGTTGCCGGTCTGGCCGGATCGTATCCCTGGAGGTGTCGGCGACACCGCAGTCTGCTCTCTGAGGTAGGAATGAAAGAAAGCGGCCGTACGCGCGGCATCGCCGGCGTTGTAGGCTTCTTCGAGCATGCTCTGACGTGTGCGCCCGGAGAACAAATCCACCTGGGTCAACCAGGCATGGAAATTCGGATCGTCGTTGACCGTACGCCAGTTGGGCAGCTGCGTGTTCAGCTCCTGGTCGACGCGCGACGCGCCCACGGCGTGATAGAGCTGCTGGTTGCGGTTCTCGATCTGCGCCAGACGGTTCTCATAGGTCTCGATCAGCGGCGCCACGCGGAACTCGGCCCAGCGCTGTGCCGCATCGATCAGGTCCTGGCCGTAATTGTCGATATCGGTCTGCGGGATCTCGCGCAGCCGGGATGATCCGTTGCCACGGGACGGCGGGTTACCGGGCGGGATCGTCGGGCCGTGCAGGCTGGCGTTCATCGCCGTGAGCATCTCCTGCATCGAGCGCAGCTGACCGCGTAGCTCCGGCACCTCGGCGTTATACTTGCCCTGCAGCGTGTTATAGCGCTGCTCCCAGTTGACCTCGGGTGCGGCGGGAGGTGCGGGTTGCGCGGGCGTATCAAGTGGCAGCTCCGGCTGTACTGGCTGCGCCTGCGGATGTGGCCCTGGTTCCGCTACTGGCGGTTCCGGAGTTACCTCTGGCGGCGGTTCCGCTGACGGCGCTTCACCCTCCGGCGGCGGCACGTTGGCGATGCCAGCCTCCCGCGCCAATTGCTCCGCACGCGCCACCTGCTCGCGCACGGCCCGCGGCAAGACCGGGGCCCAGCTGTCGATCTGCTCAGACATTGGCTGCCACATCGTTCTCGGTGCGCCGGAACTTCGGATTGCCCGGCGGCGCCACCTTGTTCATCTGCGAGGCGAGCTTACCCTCGAAGGCCATGCCGATCGCCTCCAGGAGTTCGTGCATGCCCTGCGCATGCGCGGTCTGCTGCACCCGCAGCTCGGGCGGGGAATTCATACACGCGTAGATACGATCGCGCACGGTGACGGCCAGCGCGTCCAGCAGGCGGGCGAAGTCAGGCTGACCGCGCAGCTCCTGGACGCACTTCACCGCCTCGTTGCCGATGTTGATCGCCACGGCTCACTCCGTGTCCGGTGAACTCATGGAATAGTCCTGCGACGTGCCGGCCTGGCCCACCTTGCCCGGACCCAGGCCACCGCGGATGCGCCGCATCTGTCCGGTGCCCCCGCGCAAGGCGGCGTTCGGGTCCTTGGAGTGGCCGCCGGTCAGGCTCATACTATGGCCTTTGCCGTAATTATTACCTAAACGGCTCAGACTATCGCCCGACGTGATGGTCGACCGGAGACCGGAGTGCGGCGAGCCCAGGTTCTGCATCACGCTGTTGCGCCCGCCACCGAAACTGTGCGTGCCGCCGGGCGAGGTTGAACCCTGTGAGGGCCCGCCCTGCGGGATACCGGTGCTGCCGCCGGAGAACAGCGCCCCGCCGACCCCCGGCAGCGGCATCATGAACCCGGCCATGGCCTACCCACACCCTTCAAGTCCGTAGGTGCTGGGCTTTTTCTTGATCGGGTTCCAGTCAGTCTGATCGGGGTGCGTGGACCCTGGTGATTTCTTCCCGTAGTGCCGCGAGGAGCCGGTGGGGCCGTTGTTCTCGCCGCTATCGCCGGAGCCGCCGCGGTTCATCTCCAGATGCCCTTTGGAGATCGTCTTGTCATCGCGGTTCATGAGATGCGCTTCCTTTTTGCCGTAGTTGCGTTCGTCACGGTCGGTGCCCGGATATTTCTCGAAGTCCTCCGATGGCTCATTCATGGAGACCTACCTCGCTCCCAGCTGGGCGTTGAACTGCGGGCCGCCGCCGGCCCCAGGACGCGGCATCGGCATGCCGGCGCCCTGCGGACCGCCCGCACCTCCCGGGCCGCCTGCGCCCTGCGGACCAGCCATGGGGATGCCGCCGGTCACCGGCCGGCCAGGCGGCATGCGCGGACGCGGCTGGCTCGCTTGCCCCGGCGGCCGCGGCGCGTTGGCTCCCGGCGGCGTCCCGCCGGGTGCACCACCGGGCGCTCCACCGGGTGCACCGCCGCCACCAGCCGGATGATTACTCACATCGGCGCCCTGCGCGGCGGCATGACCCTGCAACGCCGTGAGCGCGGTCTGCGCCTGGCGCTGCGCCTGCAGTTGCGCGTTCAGCGTATCATCATCCGGGACG